CTGGGAAAACAGAGACGGATTCCATTATATGGGTGGAATGATTCGTGGTATAGCACAACAACTTGGTATTAAAGTTCGTTGGGGTGGAGACTGGGATTCTGATGGAGATGTCAAAGATAATGGATTCGATGACTTAGTTCATGTGGAATTGCGTGAGTAATGCCTAAGACTTTTTTACAAATAAAAGATTGGTCTGGTGGTATGAATAATAGAAAAGACCCAAGGGATTTAAATGTAAATGAATTCTCTTATATTGCTAATATGTCTATAGATTCATTGGGTAAAATAAAAACAGCTGGTGGTTTATATAATGCAATAGAAGGTTCTGATGGAACTACTGACTTAGATAATTATATAGTAAGTAGAACTTCCTCAATAGTAGGTGCAGGTGGATACGGTTTATTTTATTTTGAATCTGACCATAGCAAAAACTCAGAACAGCTTATAACTGAGACAAAGAGCAATACCGCTCTAGCTATTGGTGGTTCTAATGGGAATATAAGCTTTGTAAAAGTTAATACAAAAAGAGATACTCCTGCTGACCTACCAGATGTTCCACATTAACAGGTTTATATAATGCCAACACCATCACAGAACTACATGACATTAAAAGGTGGAACAAATAGTAGCAACAGCACTATATATACATCAGATGATTCCAACACTCAAAATCTGATAAAGGTTGGAGATACTATAAAGATTTCTGGTACCGCAAATAACAATGGTGTTTTTACTGTAACAGATATTACTACCGATGGAACAGCTCTTGGTTCTAATGGAGATGTATATTACTCTTTAAAGGGAACAGACCTAACTACTGAAAGCACAGCTGGTAGCACAGACCCTACAATAGAAGTTGTAAGAGCTCCCGGTGATAAATTAGTTGCACTTGGAGATGTTGATAGCGCTGGATGTATAGATATATGGTCTAATAACTCAACAACAGACTACGCTGGTATTAGTCCGGGTTCTGCTGATGGATGGACTGAATCTGCAATAACTCCAACTCTAGATGGCAATGACGCTAAGTATATATACTATTTTGCAGACGAAGCTTTAAGGGTTTGTAATATAAATGAAAATAATACAAGCATTATAAAGTGGTATGGGTATATACAAAAGCAACAATTTAGTAATAATCTAGGATTAACATTTTCAGAATGGCAAGAGCATCCAAACACATTAGCTCCACCACTATTAGCTCAAGGTTCTTTTACATACGCTTATGGACACACGGCTCATGATGGTACTAATAGCGCAACAAGTTATTATCAAAACAATCGTGGTGTTGCAAAGGTTAAAGAGTTCTCAGATGGAAGTGATTTAAGATTTAAAGCTGATACTGGTAAAATGACAGATATGCTAGGCTCAGCTCAAAAAACATTCCTAGGTGACGCTCTTAATGATGCAGATAGCTTACTTGATTTTGGTGGTAATAATGGAGATGGGGGAACTACACTTTTAGATAGCGATGGATTTGTAGCGTCGAATGCTACCTTCGCTATTGGTAGTAATACAGGAGTTTTAACTAACTCTACGACTAATAAAGGTACTGCTTATTTAAGGGTTATAACAGAAACTGGGAAAAAATATCAAGTTAGTTTTGATGTAGCTTCAAGTAGTAATTGCAATGGCTCCGTTTCATTAAGTGCATCAACGTCATACGATGGTAATAATTCATCTGTTTCTGTAAGCTCTGGTGGAGCTACTAATCAAACTTTATCACAAAGTTTTACAGCAACTGGTACATCATCATATTTATTTCTTAGAAATGAATCTACAACATCTAGTCAGCATTGCGATTTTGACAATATAACTGTAAGAAAAATAGATGAGATGGTGTTTGAAAATACTGTTCCAGCTGATGTACTAGACCAATGTACAGTTGGAGAAGTAATAACAATAGGCGAGGCTCTTGGAGTATACCCAAAAGAAGCTTTGTTTTGCACAAAGGTTTCTGGAGGTAGCGGAGGTGCTATAACATATCAAAGAGAATATGGTGGGAGTTTAGTAGGCACAGCTCCGCACGTTTACGTTAATGGTGATACTCCAATAATAGAAAGAGGAATAGGATTCAATCTAGGAATATCTGAAGCAGACTCAGCTGGTGACGCATCACCTGCTGGAGAGTGGGAAGCTGGGACATATGAATTTTATCAAACATTTGTATATGAAAACGAACAAGAATCTTTACCTTTTCAAATGGGCAATGGTGCCGCAACTACATCATTAGCCGCATTTACCGCAACAGCTTCTGGGGATAAGTCATTTGTAATTTCTATTTATGCGGATGTTTTTTACAATGGAAGAGTTAATGGTGGTAGGATATATACAAGGCTAGAAGGGACTGATGATGATTTAATATTGCTTGCAGATATAGATATTGTAAAAGGAGTTAGGCTTACAATAGATGGTAATCATATACCTTGGACTTATGACTCAGATGCAGACGATGGATATTACGTTATAGATTCTGTATCAGAGAGACCTAACTTAGACACATATACAACTATAAATGGATTTAGCCCAGAGATACATTTTAATTCAATAGGTGGTAGGAACGAGATATATAAAAGCTCAGTAGTGACCAATAGAAGAGCCTTTATAGCAAATGTAAAAATAAAAGGCGCTAATATAGAACTTCAAAAACATGGCGATAGGATAATGTTTAGTGAGCTTAATAAGTTTGACACATTTTTAGAACATAACTTTATAGATGTTTCGAAAGGTGACTTTGGGGAGTACACAGCATTAGAATCTTACGCCGATAGACTGTTAGCATTTAAACATAACTTAGTTCATGTTATTAATATATCTAGCCCTAGTGTTGCTAACTGGTTTTTAGAGGATACAATAAAGCATTTCGGAGTTAATCATAAATTTAGTGTAGCTAAAACAAACAATGGAATAGCTTGGTTATCTGATAACGGATGTTACTTATATGATGGTAGTGTAAGAAATTTAGTAGATAGAAAAATATCAATAAGCTCTGCTTCGTATGCTGGCACAGATGTAAACTGGCAAGATTGGTATAGGGGTAGTGGTAATATTAAAGATGTAATGCTTGGATATGACCCAATAAGTAATTCTCTTATAATGCTTAGGAGCCCAGATGATAATTCAAATAACTCTAATACAGGGTGGGTTTACGACTTTGATACCAATGGTTGGGTTTATCATACAGGTATCTTTACAAATGATGAAAGCTATACTAACTTCATAACAGATTGGAATAATAACTTAACCTTGGGATATCAAGATAGTGGTAATGTTGTGTTTCAAAAATTCTTACCAGTTAGTGCATCAGTTGCAAATCAAGAATTTGTTACTAGAGATATAGACTTTGGTCATCCCGGTGTAATTAAAAAAATATATAAAATAACCGTTACTTATAAGTCAGATGCTTCTGTAACAACTCCATTTACATATGCTGTAGATGGAAAACAAAACTTTTCTGGTGATGGAGGTGGTACTTTTACTGGTAATTTTTCAGATACAAGTGGTAAGTGGGATGTTGTTACATTAACTCCATCGTCAACTATATCTTGCCAAAGTATACAAGTAAAATTTGCAAACAGCTCAACGTCTGGTAAGTTTGAAATAAACGATATGTCTATACAATATAGAGCTATAAGAAGTAAGGAAGCAACGTAATGCCATTTATAGATAGAACTATTAGGAAGGTAATGAATACCAAGCAAGAATCTATTGAGTATAATGGCGTACCTTCATTGGCTAGTATGCTAGAAGGTCAAACAGCTATACAAAAAAAATCAAATACACTACTTGCTATATATAGAAAAAAGTTTGGAAAGCTTTGGAAAGTATATATGTCTTCAGATGGGAATCAAGTTGTCGATAAAAACCTTACTGTATCTGGAAAAACAAAATCAAAAATAACAGCAAGTGATTTAATATTTGAGAAAGGTAAAGAGCTTACTATAGCTAGTGGTGTTATAACTATTACACATTCATATCACCAAATTGATACAGAATCAGATGCGTCTAGCGATAATCTAAACACTATTAATGGTGGTACTGATGGTCAAATATTAATATTAAGAACATCTAGTAATTCAAGAGATGTTGTAGTTAAAAACGATGATGGTAATATTATGATTAGCGATGGAGATGACCATACATTAGGGACATCTAATAGTATAATAGTCTTATTAAAAAATGGGAATAATTGGTATGAACTTATAACTAAAGGGCATCAATAAATATATAGGTATAATTATGAAAAATAAAACATTAAAAGGTTATTTAGGTGGTGGAGTTATTGCGCCTATGAGATATCAATCTGGGGGCTATGTTCCCGGTCTTTCTCAAGCAAGACAAGGTATAAGACTACAGAGAGATGTAACTACAGCTCAAGAAGAACTTAGAAAAGAAGCTGAAAAACTGGAAAAAAAGCAAAAATGGAAGGATAGGATTTCTTCGAGTGTATCAGATTTCGCTACTATGTTTGGCGTACCTAAGGAATTCACAGAAGGTATTGGAGAGGTTGCTGGGGGTGCGCTTTCTGGAGTGTTTTCTGGTGTGGGGGATATAAAAGGTAGTTCAAAAACTGGTCTATTTGGAGATGACTTTAAATACCTTAGCGATGAAGAAGAGGATATGACTGACCCTTTTGCTATTACAAAAAGAGCATTTGGGTCTGTTGCAGGTGGGATAGGTAGCTCGCTACTTGAGGGGCTTGCTAGTGATTTATACTCTGGTTATAAATCTAAAGTTCCTAGAGACCTTTCTCAATCAGCATTTGAATATAGAGCTCCGTTAACAGAAGGTTCATTAACTGGTCAAGATATACCTAAGTTTGGTAAAGAAGGAGCATATAGAGGATTTAAACTTGGGGCTCCATCTGATTCCTCTATTGTCGATGACTTTAATCAAAGTTTTTTTGGAAAAAGTTTGATAGGCGGTCAGTCACCAGTAAATTATATGTTTAGTTCAGATTTTACGGTTAGTCCTGATAAGTATGCGCAATATGCTGGATTACAACAAGGTGGTAAAGTAGGTGGATTAGTTAGTCTTTTATCTATGTTATCTGGCTCTAACAGACGTCAAAAATCTTACGATGATATGGTTTCTAGAGATATGATTCCTGTAAGTGAAACTTTATCAGATGTTGCTAGTAGAAAAAGAAGTGAACTTTTAGACATTGGTATGGCTGAAGAGGGTATGTCTCCAGAGCAAGGACGTCTATATGACTTATTAACAAATGAAACACATGGACTAGGTGCTCCTACCCAAGGATATCAATATGGTGGTAAAGTAGGTGCCTACAGCGGAGGAAAAGGATTATTAAGTATGGCACCATTTAGTAGGAGGATAATATAATGCATTTTGGTAATGACCCAAGACCCGGAGATAGGCAACCAATAATGGCTGAGAAAGATGAATACGTTGTTAATAGAAATGCGGCTAGAAAACATAAGCATTTACTAGACTATTTAAATTTTATAGATGAACCTAGGTTTGATAACAGAGATATGGCTCACTCTGCAATAGATGAAGCTATGGCTCTCAACACCCTTTCTCAAGTTGGTATGCAGGAAGAAGGTTTACAACAAGGTGGATTAATAGAGGATAAGGGAGAACGAAAAGGTGGATATAGCTTAGGTGTAAAAGACGAGCTTGCAGAAAGC